CTACCGGGAAACTGCCGAGGACATTGCAGCGCGGCTTTGATAGGCGGTCAGCGCGTCGTAGTCGCGCTCGCACTGCTGGCCGGCGATGCGGGCACGGTCAGCATATTCCGCCAGCTCTCCCGCGCGCTGGTCAGCGCGGCCGAGCACGTCGGCAAGCAGATCGAGGGCGTCGGCGGCTGCCGGGCTTCCGGCGGAAGTGGCGGGATGGCGGGCGGCTGCGACGAGCTGGTCGACACGCTGCTGCAGGCTGCCAGCGGCAGCACGAGCAGCAAAAGCATCCGCGAGCGCGGCTGTTCGTTGTTGGTTTGCATCTTTCGCAATCTCCGATTGGGCCGCGGTGCGGCGTTGCTCCTCGGCGCGCGCGGCATCCACCGCCTTGGCTTGAGCCGTCGCGGCGTCAGCCTTCATGTCGGCGATCTCGCGCGCGCTGATCAGGTGCTCACCGTAGACACCAGCGGCGACGCCGAGCAGCAACGCGAGCACGTACGGCAAGACGAGCTTCAAAAGGGTCATTTCCGCTCCTTCGCATGCAGCTGCTTCAGCTCGTCCGGCGAGTAGACGAAGCCCGGCAGCAGGAACGCCTGCACGCTCCAGACCGGGTCGCTTTCCTCATGCCGGCCGTGGTCCTTGCCCCGGTGATGGAGCGCGCACAGCAGCAGTTGGTTGTAGGTCGAGTCGACGAACGTCTCCGGCCGGGCCGGATCGAACGCCTCCCAGTCGAACCCCTGAGTCAGCCTGATGACGTCCCACACCGGGTGCTGGCGCGGGATCGGCACGACGCGCTGCAGCTTGTGGCTGAACATCGTGTCGATCTGGTTCAGCGCGACGCCGCGGATCCACTTCCAGTCGATCGCGTGCGAGAACGCCCACTCGAAGAACCGGTGGTGCGACTCGACCGCCTGGTCGTCGCCGCACACCGCGCAGACGTAGCCGCCGGCCGCCTTCATCGCGCGCTTGCTCGCGCGGAACGTCGGCGATTCCGTGCGCGGCTCGTGGTCCGGGTAGAAGACGTCCTCGGACAGCGTGCGTCGCGTTTCGTGAGTGTTCGTCGTCATAGGCCGCGCTCGCACAATGCGCGCTCTTCGGCGCGACGTTTCACCAAGCCGGGCAGCACACGGCCGCCGGCCGTCACCCACTGCGGCCGGCCGTTGTCGGCCTCGTTCAGCGCGCGGCACGCGCCCTTCCAGTCGCCGGCGTTGAACCGCTTCGCAGTCGTGCTGCCGCAGTACGCACCGCTGCCGACGTTGTAGGCAAAGCTCACGGCCGCCGCGAGCTGGTACGTGTGGCCCTTCAGGCCGGGCGTGCACTTCAGCACTGGCTCGGCATGTTCGATGAGCCGCTGCTCAAGACGGGCGATGCATTGGTCGTGCGTGAAGCGCTGCCCGAGCTTCACGTCCTTCGTATCACCGAAGCATCCCGTGATGATCCCGATCGGGTCCGGTCCGGCGACCAACATCTCCCCCTCGAACTTCGGGACCATGGAAAAAAGAAGGGCCGCCGCAGCAGCCCCCACAACACCAGCGAGTGTTTTCTTCGGTACGTTAGCCATCGAGCAATGCCCTCTTCCCCTTGTTCTTGACCAGGTAGTACGCCTGCAGCCCGATGTACGCGATCGTCGCGACGGCTACCCACCAGTTGATGTCGTGGCCTGTCAGCCACAACCAGAAATTGCTTCCCACCGCCGGCGCCGCCTTGGCAGCGCTCACCGCGAGATCGTTCTTCATTGATTCCCCGGAAAAAGAAAAGCCGCCCACGGCGGCTGAGTCACGCTAACGTACCGATTTCAGACGTCCTATCCTGATTGCGGTAATATCGCGATAATCCATATGAAAATCCAACGCGAAAAGGCATCCTTGACGAGATCATGGATGGACGAATGTCGGCGATCTACCACGGTACTAACTGCGAATGAAACAACAACTTCATGGCGTTCTTGGAAGGGGGCGCAACAATTTCGACTTTGTTCGGCTATTTGCTGCCCTGTTAGTGATGTTCGGACATTCTTACATGGTTCAGAAGACGCCAGGAAACTCGGACCCCATTCAAGCGTTCACTGGCCAGGAGCTCTGCAGCTCACTAGCCGTATACGGGTTCTTCCTAGTGAGTGGGATCTTCATCACGAGGAGCTTCGACCAAAATCCCAGACCGATTCGATTCGTGCTGGCTCGTTTACTCAGAATATGGCCGGGCCTCGTGGCATGTGCAGGCGTGACCGCATTTGCCATAGGCCCAATGATGTCATCTCTCCGCTTGACCGACTATTTTTCCAGCCCCATGACTTACTCATGGCCGATTACAGTTTCAGGTATATTCTTCGGAACCCCACCATTTCTACCTGGGATCTTTGAGCACAACCATACGCCGTTCGTCAATATCGCATTGTGGACACTTCCAATCGAAATCAAGTGCTATGCGCTAGTGCTGATACTTGGCGCGTGTGGAATGCTATCGACAAGAAGAAAAGCCATCGCATCTATCTCGGTATGCGCAATGGCTTTTGCCTATTTTGTACGTCACTCCCCGCCAGAAACGTCATTCTTCTATGATGTTTTTATGCTTCAGGGGTCATATAACGGCTATCCGGTTGCATTCTTTCTAATTGGGATGGCCGCATATGTTTTACGCGACAAAATCGTCATCAATGGGTTCATCGCACTCGCTCTAGCGATTTTGTTCATCGCGTTGCGTCACACCTCGGTAGCCACGATCATTTACTATGCCGCATTTATTTACGGGACTCTATGGATTGGAGTGACGCCATTACTGAGGAAGCTTAACCCGAAACACGACTATTCGTACGGCGTGTACATCTACGGCTTCGTCGTTCAGCAATGCGTTGAAACGCTGTTCCCGACTCTCACAAATTACGAGAGCCTTTTTATAGCCTTCCCTGCCGCACTCGTGCTTGCCGCACTATCGTGGCACCTGGTAGAGAGCCCCTGTATAGCCCTGTTAAAGCGCGGTACCGGTGGCTGCACCGCACCTAAAGTTATGACGTCGACACCTTCTCCAGCGCATCAACAGCCTGCAAATAGGCTGTAAAGTCAGATGTCGAATTGGACGCTTGCCATGCCCGCCATGCAGCAGCAGCCTTGTTGGCGGCGATCTGGATTGCCGACGGCGCAGGAACTTGGTAAGGCTGAAGCGTTCCCGGAACACCGAGCACTTCGCCCGTAGCGGATCGAAAGCTATAGACGCCGGCATCGCAATCGACCTGAACATCGTCTTCGAATGCATAAATCTTGGCCGTCTTGCTGTCTATGAAGTTTTGCATGGAGATCCTCAATATTCCGTCCAGCTTCCGACAAACCCAACACCGAGACCGGTATTGTTAAGTACATACGTAGCACCCACGGGCACGATTGCCGAGATCGTGCCGCTAATAGAAATCCCGCTTGTAATCGGACCGAACAACGAAGCGACCACGGCTCCATTGATGCTCAAACCGAAACCAGATCCGCTCTCTCCATTGCCATTTCCTGAGCCCAGGCTCAGCAAGATGAACAGCGGTCGCCCCGTCGAATTCGTATAGGTCGTCCCGACGACTCGGTTCGGCGTCGACAGTGTGGCGGCACCATTCCCGACCGTTTGGGCACGCTGCACCGCGTGCTGGTTTAGAGTTGCGGGTGAAACGCTGAAGGTCTGTGTCGCATCGCCATTCAACGCAGCGGACGAAAGCTTCAAGTTGGCGAGCAGCGTTGCCGTTGTCCCATCATCGATAGCATTCTGGCCACTACGGTCGCAAATAAACTGCGCCAGCACCGCGGCCATGATCGAGCTCTGGCGCCACACCTTGTTGAGCTGCGCCGACTGGGCGGTGCCGCTTTGGAAACCGGTAAGCAGCGCCTCCAGCGCCTCGTAGTCGGCTTGCGCCATCACATTCGCGCCTGCGGCGGCGGCGAACGGCTTGAAGTTGTTGTTTGCCATCTGTGCTCCTAGCAATAAAAAAGCCGCCCTACGGCGGCTCACGGCGATAGATGCGTTTGGGGCTCAGACCGGCGTGCCCCACGCGCCGGCGTCGAAGCCGGCGATGTACTGGTTGTTCACGTCGAAGCCGAATAGCGGAGCGGTATCCACGCTTGTGACGATCGTGTAGTTGACGCGCACGCCCTCCGGCTTCAGCGGGATGTAACCGCCAGCGAGTAGCGCGAGGAAGACGGCGGAAGGCACCTTGCCGGCGATCCCGATCGTCATCGACATGTCCTGGTGGTCCTCGATAAACACGCGCGTGCCCTGCTGGTACACCGCGCCGTCGCCGGTCCACGACAGCTTCGCTCCGGTTGCCGGAGCGACCGCCAACTGCGCAACGCCGCTCGAGCTGAGCGCATAGTCTGTGACGGTGACCGGCGCGGTAGTCGTGGGGATGTAGCTGGTCGCTATGCTACCCGTTTCGAGTTGTCCGCCAAAGATGTACATCCCCGATACGCCGTCTCCTGCATACGACATCCCGCTGACTGACGTAATCGGCCATACATTCGCCATTCGAAGATCGAAGTATGTTCCCGATGTCGCAATCGGTGCGGTCGCGGTAATCGACGCGGCCCACCATCCGTTCTGCAATGAAGTTAGCGTGCAAGTCGCTCCGGACAGCGATGTGCCGCCTGCTACGACTTGACCGGTCAACAGATTAAGCTGGAACGAAGCGATGTTCCCCGAGCCATCGAAAAACAAAAACGTTGCGTAGGCTCTTTCGGCGGCTTTCAGATACAGCGTAGCCGTGTACGTGGTGCCCGCTACGTACGCATACGTATACCGCGTCAAGTGCGAAGACGTTGCCGTGTTTTCGACCAACTTCGCCGCGCCGCTCACTCCGTCCGGGCCAGTCGTCGCTCCTGCGGCGATCGACGCATTCGATTTCGACCACACGTTTTGCGTGAGGTCTTGCGAATACTTCAGCAGGTTCGTCCGCGCCGTCGGATACAGCAACTGGTTTCCCTGCCAGTCGTTCCGATACAGCGTCGCATTATCGACGCGTCGAACCTGCGCACCGCCATACGTCAGCGGGAAGTTTTTCGTGACGCCGTCGCCGGTCCCGAACACTTCCCCATTGGCATGCACGGGGACGAGATCGCTGCTCGGATTCCCGAAGATGCTGTTCAGGATCGCGGCGCTCGACTCGAGCGTCCCGTCCCACCGGTTCGCGCCGATCTTCGCGCGGATGACGAGCCGGTACGTGTCGTCATCGAGCACCGTCAGGCCCGTGTCCGGATCGAACGGGCCTTTCCACGTCCCTTGATCGAAGCCGAGGCCGTCGATGTCGAACGAGAAGTAGATGCCGGTCAGCGGCGTGCGGATCTTCCGCGACACGCCGACCCAGAGGCCGACGTCGTCCAGCTGCACGCCGACCGCGTTGTCGAGGTCGAACTTGCCCGGCATGCTCTGCAGCACGTTCATCTGGTCGACGAGCGGCTGAACGACGGCCGCTACGGTCGCCGCGAACCGCGGCTTGTCGCGGTGCTCCGACGTGATGAGCCCGGTGTAATCGGTCAGCGCAGCCATCAGGTCACCACCAGAGTCACGTCGGCCGGAGTACATGACGCCGCCTCGTTGAACAGCAGCGCGACGTCGGGCGTGCCTGCGCCGCGCGGGCCGGTCAGCGTGAGGCCGGACAGCTTGAACGTGATGCCGCCACCCACGCTGTTCGCCGCGGTCAGGGCATCACCCCATTCGACGCTACCGGACAGGCCACCGCCGATCTGCACGCCGTTGATGTAGTCCGACACGGCCTGCTGGATCTGCTGGCCCGTCTGGCTGGTGTAGCCCGTGAGCGCCTTGATCGTGACCGTCGCGGCGATCGGCGCGGCCACCGGTCGGAAGAACCGGATCGTGATCGGCCGGCCGTAGATGTCCGTGACGATGACGGCGGTCGTGCCATACGTTCCCGCGCCCGGCGTCTTCTTCGCCGCAATCGCATTCGCGATTGCCGTGGCGTCGCCGCCCTCGACGACGAGCGAAATCGAGTGGGACGGGATGCCGTTCGCATCGGTCGCGCTGGTATCGTTCTCGTAGGCGACGTACCGCGTGACGCCCGAAACGTTCGCCACCGCGCCGATGATGCCGTCGAGCACCGTGAGCGACGGCAGCGCGGTCGACACCGTCTGCCGCTGCCGCAGCACGGCATCGCTCTCGACCGGCGCGCCCTCGGCGGCATCCGCCGGGTTCGTCACCGACTGCCAGCCGAGCGCCGGCGTCGCGATCTGGTTGATCGTGCCGGCTCGCGCGGATACGTCGCCGATCGTCGCGCACGTGGCGGTGACGGTGATCGTGCCGCTCGGCGGGATCGTCACGGTGGCCGGCAGTAGCCATTGCACACCGTTCGCGTCCTTCGCCGCGCCATTCGTGATGGTCGCGCCTGCCTGCCCGACGAGAACGAGGTCCGCGCTCGAGTACGACGCGGCCTTGCGCGCGATGCCGTTGATCTTGACGTTGCTCGACAGGGCATCATCCTGCGCAGTCGCCGGGCTGAACGACCGGTAGATCGCGATCGCGACCGAGTTGACGTCGCTGATCGCCTTCGCGAACACCCCGAGCAGCTGCCCGTCCTGGCTGTCCGGCTCGAGGTACGTGTCGGCGCCGTAAATCGAACGGTACTGATCCTGCAGATACGCGAACACGTCCGCGTACGTCGGCGCGGTGATGCCGTTCGCGTCGATAGTGGGTGCGATGGTCGTGAGAGTCACAATGTCGCCTGTACCGTGGTGGGGCCGTAGATGGTGTTGATCGTCGCGGTGACCGTGAGCACGCGCGTCTCCGGATCAGCCGTGCTCGAGTAGCTCGTGAGCTCGGTCACGCCCTGCGTGCCGAGGATGCACGTGCGGATCGCCGCGTCGTACTTGCCGCTCGTGTACTTCCCAAGCACGTCGGTCGCCCACGGCATACCGGCCGTCGTGTCGAGGAACCATTCGCCACGCAGCAGGCGCAGGCGCGTCAACACGGCCTGCGCGACCGTCTCGGGCGTGTTCACGAGGAAGTCGGCCGCGCCGCCGCCGAACGAGTAGTCACCGTCGTCATCCAACTTGCGGTATCGCATCGAAGTCCCAGAAATGAAAAACCCGGCTCGTGGCCGGGTCAATTGAGCAGCGAGGGCTGCATCTGCCTTTCGAGAAGCTCACGCTCCGCATCAAGTGCTGGAAGCTCTCGTCGTCGCGCGAGCATCAGGTGCGAGCCGAACGATGCACGCACCTTCGATTCGACCTCCCGCGCGATGAGGGCCTGCATTTGTTGCCAGAGCGACTGCTCGCGGCGTCCGAGTTCGTCGCGCATCCGGAAGAACTCTTTCACCAGAGCGATCTTGAACGAGACGACCTTGGGCGAATTGCGCATGAACGTGATCAGGAGCGTTGCCTGATGCTCGTTCAGCATGGCGTACTCGGTAGCCATGGCGCGGCCGCCCTGTGGGAGCGCGCGACCCTTCCGCGTTTCAAATTGCAAAGGGCCAAGTTCTTGAAAGGAAACGATATGTTTCCGGATCAACTGCATTAGGCCGCGATGCCCGTGCCCTACGCCGCGCGCGATGATCTCGGACGACGCGCGTGCCTCGCCATCCACCGGCACCACCAGAGGAAACGGAAAATCTTTCACTGGAACCTCCTGAAGATCCCTGGGTGTGAGGGACTGCGGAAACGCGCCCAGGACGCGCGCTTTCGGCTGGCCGGCCTATCCGCAGTCTTGAAACAAAAAACCCCGCTCAAGGCGGGGTTCAGTGGCGTTGTTGCGCACCGGGTCAGTTGACCGGTCCTGTATTGCCGCCCTGCGCGTCCGGGTGCGTATGCGTATCGTCGACGCGCTTGCCGTTCGCCGTGATCTGGCCGATCACGTTGAGGATGCCGTTGAACACGGCCGCGGCACCGCTCGCCGCGCTGCCGACCATGCCGCCGACGAAGGTCAGCAGGCCCGCGATCGTCACGGCGGCCGAGAACGTCGACAGCGGCGCGACGACGTCGAAGCCGCCCGGCGCGACGATCTTCACTTTCTGCAGCGTCGGGTTCAGGTCGATGTACGTCGCGCCGTCGTCGCTGCGCAGTTGCGTCGAACCGCCGCTGACGCCCGCGAGCGCGCGCGGCCGCGATCGAAAGCCGAGCAGCACGAATCCGTCCGAGAGGTCGTGCATGCGCAGCTCTGCCTGCTCCTGCACGCCGCCCGACTGCCACCAAGCGTCGATGCAGCGTGACGCGAACACGACGAGGCACTCGTCGCCGGGCGCCACCGGGAACGTCAACGTACAATTTCCGCCAGCCGGGAACTGGACCGGGCAGTCGACCAGCAGCGGCAGCGCGACGCTCTGGATCGTGCCGTCGATACCGCGCACCTGCGCCTTGATGGCCGGCTGCACCTGACACGTCATGGCCGCAGGATCGAACGCGACTACAATGCCCGGCAACGCTGTCCACAGATCGGCCCGCGACGCGCGCATAGCCGTACCCAGCGCCGCCATCGGGTCGCCGTACTTTTGCAGTTTGTCCATCGGGGGAAGAATGAAAAAGCTTGTCGCAACGATCGCGTTCGCATTGCCAGCTCTTGCAAGCGCTGAAACGATCTATACGACGGTCGGGGGCGCCGCCTCATGCGTTGGGCAGCATTTCAAGGTGTCCGACGCGAACGACATCCTCTATAAGGACCGTGCATGCAAGTTGCCGATCGTTCATAAAAACGAAATGCGTCAGTATGTTTTCAGCGCCCAAGGAATGACGTGGGATGGCTGCTGGGGAAGCCTGCTCGGTAACCGTGTTCTATTGATTTCGAGCGACGGATCGGAAAGCATCCGAAGCAAGCTCGAATTCATTGTCGCGAATACCGATCAGGCCGGAAATGCTGTAGTAACGAAATCCCCTGCCGAAGAGATGGAGGCAGCTCAAGGGCGAAAGCTCTGCCCTTAACCCCAAGGCTTCACCGGCCCCGGTCCCGCAACCGAGCTTTTCGTTACGAGGCCAGCGGAAACAGAAAGGTCGACATCAATGCAAGTCAACGTCGTGTACCAAGGTTTATCGCGAGTATCACCCTCATGCTCGGCAACTAGGATTTTGTACACGCCGTCATTATTCAACCGACCGTATCGCTGGATGTTCAAATTCGACTCAACAGCATTCTTGCTCACGGTCAGCGAATACTCCGCACGCTGAATGCTCTTGTTGTCGATCTTGACCAGCCCCGAAATCCGCGCGTTCGGGTTCAACAGGCACTTGACCGTAATGCCGTTCTGGTCCTGCGTCGGCAGGCCAATCATTCCGGTTTGTGCCGTCAGCACGAGCGCCTCGCCGGGGATATAGCTATTCTGCGGGACCATCTGAAACTGCGTGTCCTGAATCGACCAGTCGGCGTTTAGGTTCAGTGCGGCGTTGCGCAAAACGTCGCGAGCCATCCCGAATACGACCCTCCCGCGAGGCAAGGGCTTGACATCAAATTCAGGCAGATAGCCGACGGTCAGCCCGTAAGGCTTCATCGTCGCGATCGCGGCTTGAACGTGGTCCATGTACGTTGAGCCGGCCGCCAGCGTCGTGTTCACGACCGCGTGGTTATACCACATGTCACCGCTAGCCGCGGTCACATCGACAACCGTTTCGGTCGGGCTGTATCGGCCGCGCCGAACCTGCTTCACGGTCCCGTCAAAAATCACGCCGTACGGGCCGTTTTCGTAGCCAGCCTGCAACACGACACGCGTGAACTCACCCTGGATCCGCTGAGCCGTATCGTCCGACACGTTGAAAATCCGGATACGCGCACTGTTCGGAGTCTGGATGTCGCCACGACGGATGTCGAAGCTGAACCGAAGGTCTGAGAAATCGAGCGCGTCGCTGTCGTTACCGATCACCAGCGAAGCCTTGCGGAGATACTGTTTGCTCATCGTCGTCACCAGTAAAAAAGGCCCCGCCGAAGCGGGGCCCGTCCTCATCTCTGGTATGTTTACTGGCTCCTACACCTGAAAAACAACCGGAGCGAATATGAGTTCGTCCAATGATAAACCAGTGGTGCCAAGTCCGCAGCCCGTCTACCGCGGGCCGACGAAAGACGGGTTCAACAAGGGTACTCCTAGCCAACGACCCACGACGCCACCGCAGCAAAAACGATAAACACAATAGGGCTGGCTGCGGCCGCGAGCCGCAGCCGATTCAACGACTTCACAACCTTCGCGTTACTGCTTGCTGCCAAATCGATCCGCTTCTGCAGATCGTTCACCTCGGCTTCTTTAAGATCCTCAAGCGAATACTTCGGCTGATAAATATTCCGCGGCTCATTGTAGATGGATGGCAACTCCCGGAACATCAGACATCTCCATACCAGGAGAAGGCTAAGAATCAAAAACCAGCCGGTGAAGGCCATTGTCCCCACAGAAAGTTGTGTATCGTTCTTTCTGTAAATTCCGTTTTGCCCGTGGCCTGCTGGGCGGGGAGCGTAGGCGCGTAGCGCCGGAGGTCACCGCCCAGCAGGCGGCACGACGGTGGGTCTGACGCCATGATTTCGAGAAAGGAGTGTATCCCTCATGGCGATGCGTGTCGAAACGAATCCTTTGGAAGCCGCCTATGCCGCCCTGCTTGAAAATGGCCTGGACGGCGCCGGCGAAGCCCTGCGTATCCTCGTCAATGAAGCCGCCAAGATCGAGCGAAGCGCGTTTCTCGGCGCCCGTCCCTACGAGCGTACCGAAACACGGCGCGATTACGCCAATGGTTTCAAGCCCAAGACCGTGCTCACCCGGCATGGCGAATTGACCTTCCAGGTGCCGCAAGTGCGTTCCAGCGACTTTTATCCTTCCGCCCTGGAGAAGGGCACCCGCACCGACCAGGCGGTCAATCTCGCCCTGGCCGAGATGTATGTCCAAGGCGTCTCCACCCGCCGCGTCATCGACGTCCTGCAGCGCCTGCTCGGACCGGAGATTTCGCTTTCCAGCGCCCAGGTCAGCCGCGCTGCGGCCAAGCTCGACGAGGGACTCAGGGCTTGGCGCGAACGTCCCTTGGGTGAGACGCCTTACCTTTTTCTGGATGCGCGCTACGAGAAGGTCCGCCTGGAAGGCCGCATCGTCGATTGCGCGGTTTTGATCGCTGTCGGCATCGAAGCTTCCGGCAAACGCCGTGTGCTGGGCTGCGAGGTCGCCACCTCGGAAGCCGAGATCAACTGGCGCCGTTTCCTGGAGAGCCTCCTGGCCCGCGGCCTGAAGGGCGTCACGCTCATCATCGCCGACGATCATGCCGGACTCAAGGCGGCCCGCCGGGCCGTACTCCCCTCCGTGCCCTGGCAGCGCTGCCAGTTCCATCTGCAGCAGAACGCCGGCGCGCTCACTACCCGGCAGGAGGCCCGAAAGACGGTGGCCGCCCAGATGCGCGCCATCTTCAACGCCCCCGACCGGACGGAGGCCGAACGGCTCTTGAAGGCCGCTCTGACCCTCTGGTGCAAGGAACATCCGAAGCTTGCCGAATGGGCCGAGACGGCCATCCCTGAGAGCCTGACCGTGTTCGACTTCCCGGCGGCGCATCGCATCCGGCTGCGCACCACCAATGGCCTGGAACGGATCAACCGGGAGCTGCGCCGACGCACCCGGGTGGCGAGCATCTTCCCCAACCCCGATTCCTGCCTGCGCCTTGTCTCCGCACTGCTCGCCGAACTCGACGACGAGTGGATGACCGGCAAGGTCTATCTCAACTTCAACCCGTAACCCGAATGTCATGACCGCCAATCCGGAAATTTACAGAAAAGAGGTTGCACAATCCCCACAGAAAGCCAGTTCACGCTATTTTGCTCGAGCGCCTTCGCCCCGTATGCCAATCCGCCGCCGAGAGCCGCAAGGAATACCGTCAACGTTGTGGCTGCATCTTTCGCGATGACATCAGCACACGCATGATGCGTTTTCAGATTTTCGATAGCCGATTTTTCGACCCAGTCCAGCAAATCGCTCATTTCGACCTCTTCATCAATCGGTCACCCAATATACCTTACTGCCGACGCCGAGATCTTCGAACGTCGGAACATCATCAGGATTCGCTGCGCCCTGCACCCACAGCCGCCCCTGAAAACCCAGGTGCTTGTGCTGGCCGAGCAGGTCAATACCGGTCACGAGCGGAATACCTGACACGATCGAAGTCCCGCTGTCATCAGCGATGTCCAGCACCCAGCCGGCCGCGCCGCGATAGATCAGCGTCAGCCTGTACGTCGTGCCGCTCAACGAAATGTTGAACGTCTGGACGTCGGACGAAAGAGGGATTTCGTAGATCTGCATCACCAACTCCCCGGCGGCACCGCGCCGCCCGGCGCCGGATTTCCTGTCGTCAGGCGCTTCGTTCCCATGTTCTGCACTTCCGATGTCGCCGATGGATTGGCCTGATTCGACTTCGGCGGCAGCGTCGTAACCTTCGTCTCAACGAGGATGAGCTCGCGAAGCGTCGCCGTTACGATCAGAGCCGCGCTTGTCTTGGCGTCGGTCGTCACGGCGAGGCCGCTGATCAGCATGCTCCCGTATTGCCGGCGACTCGTCACGACGTCAAAAGGCTGCCGGGACTGCTGCAACGCAAGCAGCTGCGAATACACACCGGAGACATAGTCGTCGCTCGGGAGGCTTCCGTTGAAGAGGGCCTGAAACGTTCCGAGAAGCGCCTCATAGTCCGAGTTCGACCAACCACACCGCATCACAACTTCACTAGGCTTCCGGTAGGCGTGATCGGTAATCTGCGCGCCTACCTCGACCGGATGCTCGGTGATCGTCAGCTCGTCGTTGTGCCGCTCCTCGATCGAGACGGCGATCTTGATGTCGCCGATCGACTTCGACGACAGCAAGACCATATCAAGGCCGAAACTCACGCTATCGCCCCCCTCATGTAGCGGGCCATCGCATCCGCGACCGATGCCTGCTGCCGCGCAACCTCACGGCCGGCGGCGGCAGGGTCGCTGACGCCGTTCACCTCGATGCGAACGTCTTGTTTCACATCAACCGAGCGCGCCCCCTCACCACGCCCAACCATCTGAGCAGTTGCAGCCTGCGGCTGTTGATACAACGCCCGTGAGTTCTGCATAGCCAGCCGCATCTGGGCTTCAGTGATCGACGCCTTGTTCTTGCCCGACTTGTCGTAGAAGGTCATCGTGCCGTCGGAGATGCGACCCGATTCGGTCTTCATTCCCTTCGGCACAGCAACGCTCGCCCATTCCTTCGCCGTGGCATAAATGGCTTCGCCAAGCTGCTCGGACTTCCCGGACAGATAGTCGGAAATCGCCCGGCGCTTGTTGTGGACGAGGTACTGCTCGAAGATCCGATCCTGCATGCCGCGATCGAACTTCTCGTCGCCCTTCAACCCCATTGAACGCACTGCTTCCGCGAGCGTGTCCTTGATGATCTGGTAGCGCCCTGCTGCATTGAACTTCTGCGCGCGCTGCGCAGCCATGACCTGAGCGACAGTCATGTTCTCGAGATCTTCGGTCCCAGCCTTGTATCCTCCTGCCTTCCCGCGGTTGACGCTGTTGTAGTCGCCCTCGCCCCGAGCGATCAGCTTGCCGAAGGCCGTGTCGGCGAGGCGCGACATCGCGCCGACCAAGCCACCCGACTCAGCAGGCGTGGCCTGCACAGTTGGCGCGGCGGCGGCCGCAGACGGCGGGGACGCGGCTGGCGCCCCCGGGGCAGCGCCGCGCGGCGGCGTCAGCTTCGCGCCTCCGCCGTCCTTCACGCTGTCGATTTCCTCCTGCGTGTAGCCGCCTGTCGCGTCGAGCCCGCGCCGATCCTTCCCGGTCAGCACATCCCAGATCGAACGATACTTGCCGCCGGACAGCTGAGAAATCAGCCCATCCACCTTGTCGCGCAGCGCGTCACCGATTTTCCAGCCCGCGAACGCTGCACCGACTGCAGCAACGGCTGTCGCGAGACTCCCGAGCACCGAGAGCAACCCGCCGCCCGCGCGCAGCGCCCCCACGATCTTCCAGAGTCCGCCGGCGATCTTGAATACGCCCAGCGCCTTCAGCGCGACGCCGAGCAGCAGGATCTTCGTCGACCAGCCGTTCGTCGCATGGTCGAGCGCAATGAAAGTATCCGCCAGCGTTGCAAGCGCCGGCCCTGCAACCTCTGACACTTTCAGGATGGCGTTCGCGATGTCAGCAACGCGGTTCGCAATCTCGTCACCGTGCTCGTCCATCCATCGCTGAAACCGGTCAAGCTGCGGCCCGACCTTATGCAGCATCGCGCCCTCGACACGGATGCCGAAGTTCTCGAACGTCGTGCCGAGACCGCGCAACTGCGTCATGAACTTGTGCGCATCGTCCGCAGCCTTGTCGAGGCCCGTCGACTTCGACATCTCGCGATACTGCTTGACGTACTTCTCGAAGTCGCCGTTACGCATCGCGAGAAGCAAATTCTCGTCGATACCGAACGCACCGCCATAAGCGTTCGCGTCGTACTGCGGCAGCTTTGCAAGTTGAGAGCCGAGGTCAGTCAGCAGGTCGACCGAGTCACGCAGGTTGCCGTTCGCATCCCGCGTTTGGACGCCCATCTGCTGGAGCAGCCCTTCGCTCCCCGGCACGTTCCGCAGCATGCGCGCCAGATTCTCGACGGTACCAATTGCCTGTTCCGACGAGACGCCGAAGTTTCGTGCCGCAAACTCCAGCGACTTAAGGCTCGTCTCTGCGGCACCCGTGCGTTGAGCGACAAAATACAAGCGCTCAAGTTTCGACGCGAATGCCGCAACGCCGGCGCTCACCGTGAGCGCAGCGCCGGACACCGTAGCGATCAGCTGCCTGACGCCCTTCGTCGTGCCTTCGACGCCTTCCTTGAAGTTCTTCAGGCCCTTCTCGTCGACTCGGAATCCAAGAGCGACCAAGAACTCGCGGATGACGACCGAATCAGCCATTTTCTCTTTCCATCTTGCGGCGGTACGCCGCGTCGTTGTCTGCCCGAACGGCAAGGGAGTCGTTCATCAGCGCGATGTCGGCAAGGCTGAGCGTCCCGTCGATCAGGGACTCGTACTTGCACATCTGCGCGTGCACGGGCGCGAGCAGCCAGTCCTCGCCGCCGGGCAGCGTGCGGATCCAGCCTACGTCGCCGACGGGCTGCTCGCTTGGCTGGTAAGCAGCCCGCTGATAAAAGAACCGAGGTTCGCCACCACGACGCGCACGACCAGCGGCAGCATCACGTCGATGCCCATGTCGTCGAACATCGCCGTCTTGTGGCCGAAGTTCCATACCTTCGCCCACCCAGCGCCCTGCCAGCGCTCGACAACGGACAGGCACGTGCCGAAGACGTACTCCGCGTCCTCGTCCTTCAGGCCCGCCAACGCGTCGGCGAACGGCTGCAGCACCGGCGCGATCGCATCGACCAGCGACAGCAGTTCGCGCGAGCGATCGCGCTCGGGTGCCGGCGCCGCGGCGGCCGGCGCGTCCGCACCTTCCGCACCTTCGGCCAGCGCGGCGAGCGCGGCGTTCGCGCGCGCCTGCTCACTCGCGACGGCGGCCTGCTCAAGCTCGGCGTAGAACTTCATCAGCACCGGGATCATCGGCGGGATGATCGGCGCGATGCGCCGCGACACGTGGAACTGCTGCATCGCGCTCAGCTTGCCGATCGCATATCGCTCGCCGTTGAGTTGGACTTCGGTCGCCATGTTCAATAGCTCCCAAGAACAGAATCGATTTTTGCGGCATCGAACACCCACTCGATCACGTCGCCGTCCTTCTTGTAGCCGATGTCTGGCTTCTTCTTGAACGCGCAACTACGGCACGCGGTAACGTCACCACTCACCGATTGAGTGACGGTAATCAGGTTCTTGCCCCACAGACGGCTGTCGAGCGACTGCGCGTCGTACAGCGCCATCAACTTCTGATTGACGGGCGACGTCTTGAGCAGCCGAATCGTGACCTGCCCGGATTTGTCTGCGTGCAAGCTGTGCATCACCTCGCCATCCGCACCGACGGTCATCGTGTTCTTGTCGCCTGCCTGCGCGATCGTGATGCCTTCTTCGGCATTCGCGGACCCGTAGCCTAGCGAAAACGCGCCGCCCGGACCGACGATCGACGCGGATACGTCTTGAAACGAATAGGTTCCCGACATGGGATTCTCCTGTTACCGGTTGACGTTGACGAGGATGTCGACGCTGTGGATTGCACCGGCTTCCTTCGCCGCTACCTGGAACGTGACGGACTTGCGCGCCTCACGGTCGGCCTGAGACTGCGTCGCGATCGGCGGCGCATACACGTAGTACCCTTTCGGCAACGTCTGCCCTTGCACAATTGCGCCGAACCCGGCTGAATTCCACACGCCAGGAGCCAAGTAACCGTTATTGACTGCGGCTTCGCAGGCCGCCTCGATCGTCGCCGCAATAAGCGCGTTGCCGCCGTCGGTCTGCGGGATCTTTGTCGGACTCTGGTACAGCAGGTTGTAGACGTCCGTCTCGATACGGTTTCGGAACCAGATCGCGTTGTAAACCGAGTCTGCGAACAGCCCGCTCGGCGTCACGCCGTACTGGATGATCGACGTGTCGTTGCTGTAGTTCACGAACACGTTGCAGTTCTTCGACTGCAGCGCGTTCGCCTGCGTGCTCGTGAGCGTCTCGGCAACGACGCTCGGCTCCTGCTTGAACATCAGCGTGATCGTCGTGTTGTTGCCGTCGAAGTTCACGGTCAGCAGGCGTCCGAGCAGCGACGACACCGCGTACGGCGTCGAGCTCGAGTACTGCACGATCGTGTACTTCAGACTCAGCGCCTTCAGCTTGCTGGCGATGTCGGTCGACACGGTCGAGTCGAGCACCTGCGGGTTCTGCGTCGTGATGCCGTAGAGGTGCCGCTGATCGGCTTCGATGAGGTTCGCCACCGCGATGTGCTGATCGTCGGTAATCGACGCGTCCGCGAAGTCGAGGCCGAGGAACTGATTCGAGAAGCGATCGAGGAACAGCGCGGCCGCGTCGACGGGCTGCTCGGGCGCGATGCCGTCCGCCGGCACGCCGGCGAGGTTGCTCGTCAGGCCGAGCATCGCCGAGATGTCGGTACCGCTGCCCGGCGCCGTCGCATAACCGACCTTCGAGTTCGTGCCGGTGGTGTTCGACGTCACAACGAACTGCGAGCCGGTCCACGCGATCGTCGCGCCCGTGAGCTTCGCGTTGATGACGCTCGCGACACCATTAAGATTCGTCTGGGCCGAGAAGTCGAGGCCGCTGACGGTCTTCGCAGCGCCGTCGATCGTGATGCTGAACGCGCCAGTGGTCACCGCTTCCCACAGCGCGATGTCCTGCTGCGCGGTCGACAGCACGCCACCGCGAAGCGAGCCGGATGTTGCCGTCTTCGCCCACCGGCCGATCATCAGCTGTTGCGGCTGCGGAACTTGGTTGAAATAGAACGCTGCGGCGAAGTACTCCGGCGTGTTCGTGCCGAAGTCGGCTGTCACCTCGTCGATGCCGCCGTACGTGCGCGCGCGCTCATTCGTATCGATGACGGCCGACGGGCCGAGAATCAGCCCGGTGTTCATGTTCGCGCCCTGCGCCGCGAGCGCGGCGAGGTTGATCGACACGTTGATCAGACGCGATACCGGCAATCCGTTGGACATGCTGGTCCCCTACGAGTGGATGTTCGAAACGCCAGCCACCGGCGTCGACGAGTCAGTCGTCGTCGCCACGGTGGCCGATTTGAGGTTGAGGACCTGATAGGTCCGGGTGATTTTGCGGCGCAGCGTCACGGTCATGTCGTAGCGCCGCACCCATTGCTGGTTGACCAGGTCGGGTGCTGCTCGAATCGGGCCGACGCCGACGAACGCCATGTCCTGCAGCTGAAGCTGCTCGCGGTTCTGGGGGATCGCCAGCCCATCTGCGAGGCGCTGCGCGTAACCCTTCGCGCGCGGCCCGTAGAACGTGCACAGGACATCGATGTTCTGATGCCGGATGTACGTGTCGTGCCCATCGCCAGTGCCGTCGTGCTGAATCGCGGGGCCGGCGTCCGGGTCCTGCTCTTGCACGCCGAATGCGCACCAGTTCACGGACGGCTCGGGCTGCTTCGGGACGGTGGGCTGCCAGCGCGGCCGTACGAGGTCCCGCGGGAGGGCCGTGACGCCCGCGATCAAGTCGTGGACCAGATTGTCGAGGGCGTCGTCCTCGGCCGGCGGCGCATCGACGGCTGGCGCCAGATATCCGCCGGTCGAGCTATCGTTCATGGGGTCATCCCGAAAGAGGCTTCAGGTCGCACGTCGCGCAAACGAAGCCGCGGCCGAAGTGCGAGTAGTCGTTCACGTTCACGACCGTGTAGGTGCGGCCGCCCCACACGACCTCGTCCGCGTCGTGGCCGGCGCTGCCGTCCATCAGCCGGAACATCGTGTGCAGCGTGATCGAACCGATGATTCGGCTGCCGTCCGTGTTGCGGTGCAGGATGTCGCCCTTGTCGCTGGTCACGACGGCCGCAAACGGCGTCGCAGCAACGGTGTTCTGCGCACGACCGTAGTCGTCGACCGTCTGCGTCATGCGGTTGCAGACCAGTCCGGTGTCCATGAAGTCCGGGTCGAGCAGGACGTCGGTGACGTCGAGAAAAGCCATAGCGCGAGCACCAATGAAAAAGGGCCGCACATGGCGGCCCTCGGGTCAGGGGGACTGAAAACTACTTCTTGCGGCGCACGACGTACGTCGTCGCGTTCCGATACTGGCCGGTGTCGACCAGCGTGTTCTCCCGCGTCACGCCGCGACGCCGGCGCGCGGCCAGCGTCGAGTCGGCCAGTTTGGGAGGGATGTTGCTGTTGATCTTCGCGCGGACCGAGTTCACCGCAACCAGACCGGCGCGATTCAGGCTGCGGTCGACCTTTTCGAGGTCGCCGTCGAGCGCCGCTTCGACGCCCTTCTGCAGATGCGGCTCGAACTTCGGCCGTGCGTCCTGCACGCCGGGCACCAGGTGCGGGCGCGCCGGGATGTTATTGGCCGGCGAACCGTTCTCGAGGATGTAGCCGATCTCGGCGTTGCTGAGCGGCTCGCCCTCGTCCTTGCGGCCGGCCGTGCTGTCGGGCACGCCGACGAGCACTTCCTTCTGCACGAGCCCGCTGATCGCCTTCAGCACCTCGTCGAGGCGATCGATTTTCATGCCGTCCATGGGGTCTCCCGATGGACGGCGGTGGCGTTACAGCTGCATGCCGCCCGCGCCCATCATCATTGCGAGGCTGAGATAGCGGACGCCGTACATCGTGGCGTTCCAGAAGCCGCCGTCCTTGATGGCGACGGCCGCGGTGTCGTAGCTCGCGCTGACCTTGTCGACGGCTTTCGACGACTGCGGCCCGGTCACCTGACCCGGCACGCCGCCGACGGCGGCCATCTTCTGGTCCTTCACGGCGAGCGCCAGGTGGTGCGCCGTTACGAGCGCGATGCCCAGATCAGTCAGCTCGCCCCACCGGTCCGGGTTGACGAGCGAAACCGCCACGGTCATCCAGAACTGGATGAGCGAGTCGGGGTACGTCGTCGTGTCGTTGAACTCGGGGAACGACTGTCTGAACTGGGAAACGTCCACGGGTCACCTTACTTGTTGCCGGCCTTGGCGGCCGTCTTCGCCGGCGCGGCGTCGGTCGTGGCATCCTTCGCCGGATCGGTCTGCTCCGGGTCCGCGTCGGCGGCCTTCGCCGGCGCGGCCGAAACGCCCGCCGGCAGCGGGCCGGTGTGCGCCTTCGTGTACCAGTGGTCGGCGATGTAATCCTCGACCTCCTGCACGCCGGCGACGATCCGTCGCTCGATCGACTCGCCCTCGTGGACGAGCCGCACCGTGAACGCCTTCACCACGTTGATGAGTTGCATGTTACACCCCGTCACGGTAGGCGATCGTTTCCGGATAGACGACTTCGACCACGCCGAGGCGGCCGAAATACGTCACCAGCTGGCGCAGATCGCGATACTCGAGCGGCGTGCGCTGCAGCGGCACCAGCGGGAAGCGCACGCGGTTCTTGTCCTTCGTGTACGCGACCATCCGGTTCTTGCCCGCAGCGCCGCGGCCCGTGAGCCACTTCGACGGGAAGATTTCCAGCGGTCGGCCATTGAGCTGGTTCGCGAGGCTGTTGTCCTGCAGATAGCGCAGCACGCTGATGTTGCCGGCGTCGCTGACCTTGCGCTGGACGAGCAGGGAAAAGCTCGTCGGGTCGAGCAGCACGCGGCTCGGGCACACCGCGTAGCCGGCTGCGGCCCACGCGCTGTTCAGCAGCTCGTTGACGTCGTCGAGCATCTGGTCCGGCGTCGCCGACACCCAGTTGCCCGTCTGCGCGTTCGACACGTTCTCGACCGCCGAACTGTTCACGAGGCCCGTCACACCGAGTACGGAGTCGCCGATGTACACCTGCTCGTCGACGTCCATGTTGTGTTTCAGCTGCATACCCTCGAACTTCTGCTGGTCGACCGGGCGGCCGAGCTTCTGCGCGGATTCGAGTTCCGGGATCGTCCAGCCGATCTGCATGCCCCACAGCGTCAGCGGATTCGGCGTCTTGCCGATGTCCAGGCCGAGGCTCTGGATCGCGTTCGCGTCCTTGCCCACCCACGACTTGCCGGCCGGCGACGGACCGCCGGCCGCGGCGAACATCGAGTTCGTGAACGACGAAACCTCGTCGGCGATCGACACGTCCTCGCGCAGATCGATGTCACGCGACCAGGTGACCGACGCGAGCGGCATGTGCAGCGTCTGGTCGAGGCGTTCGAGCTCGCCGACCAGGAACGCGCCCGTGCTGTCGATCGTGCGCGCGTCGAACGTCATCATGCTGTCGCGCGTGCGCGCGCGGATGATCGCCGGTGCGCCGGCGATTGCGATGCCCGCCGCGCGGGCGAGCAGCGACTTGTTGTGAGTCGTCATGTCGGCTCCCTTAGATGTTGTAGGCGATTTCGACGTTGCCGTCGGCGTCAGCGCCGGCCATGAACGTCGCGCCGGTGATCGCGATCGTGTTCGTGCCGTCGGCCGCAGCCTCGATACCGCCGATCGGTTTGCCGGCCGCCGCCGCTGCCACGCGCACGTATACCTGACCGTCGAGCGCAGCGACACCGGCGTTCAGCTTCACCGTCTGGTAGCCGCGGCGCAGCACGTCGGCGATGCCCTTCGTCGGCGGCGTCGACGTGCCAAGCGGATCCTGCGAGCTCTGCGTCGGATACGGCCGCACGAGCAGGCCGTAGACCGCCGTGGCGACGTCGCCTGCGCCGATCGGCACGAACTTGCCGTTCGCGATCTTCCCGAACAGGCCGTACGCCGGGAACGGCGCGGTCGGATCGAGGGGGACCGGCTCGATCGTCGACTGCGACGGCCGGGTCACATCGCCGGGAATGCCCGACGGCATGCGATACAGAATTGCGGTGCTCATGAGGCACTCTCCTTACTGGTTGGACTGACCCGCCCAGAACTTGCGGTTCTGTTCGTTGATGTCGGCGATGGTCTTCACCTTGCCGAAATCGCGCGTGCTCACCTTGCCGCTCGATGCGCCGGCGTTGTTCTTCGCGCGCATCAGCTCGGCAGCGCCGGTGAAGATCGCGTCGACCACCTGCGCCGGCATGGCGTCGAAGTCGGGCGCGCGGCGGCCCAGGAACGGCGCGATCGCCGCGCGGCCGGCGTCGGTTTCGTACGCCTGGTCGAGCGCGCGGCGCTGGCACTTGCAGAGCGCGGCCGCGCGATCCTTGGTCTTCAGACCGTCGAGAGTCGGCAGCTTCACGCCCGGCGCGAGGATCTCGGCGCGCGCGGCGATAAGGCGCGCGGAGTCGCCGGTGTACAGGTCGACGCCTTCCTCGCTGACGCGGCGGGACGGCTCGGCCTCGATGATCGTGTCGGTCGTCTCGTCCGTTTCGTCGTCTTCCTCGTCGTCGTCTTCGGTTTCCTGCTCGCGCTCGGCGTCGCGCGCAGCGAGGCGGCTCACCTTGCGGTCGAGCGCCTTCACGGTCTTCGTGAGCGCGGCGATTGCGTCAGCCGTCTTGCTTTCCTTGTCGTCTTCTTGATCTTTCTCGTCGGCGTCGCCGGTCTTGCTTTCCGCGAGTGCCTCCTCGAGCGCCTCGGCGTCCTGCGCCTTGAAAGCGGTGCGTACGCGATCCAGCCAAGTGCGTGCCTTGGTCTTGCTGTCTTTCGTCTTCATCTCGGGTTCCTTATCGCCGATCGCGCAGCGCGGGCCGCAGCGGCCGCGAGGGACGATGGCTACGTGGTTGACAACGATGTTCCGCTGTACCCCGCGGCCGGGTGATACCTGTTCGTAGTCGGCCTCGTAGCCGAGGCTGACCTCTTCGATTTCTTCTTCCTGCACCGCCGTGATCGCGGACGGATCCTTGATCAGGATGTCCGCGAGCAGCAGATCATCCTCGAGGCCGTTCCCACGTCGCGGGTTGAGCATCACGCCGCGCGTGAGCGTCGTGTAGTTCGCCGGCGCAACGAAGTCCTCGGGATGGTCGAGCGTGACGTCCTTGCCCTGACAGCTGGCCATCGTCGCGTCGCGGAACACTTCCTCCGGCGTGCGGCTGATGCGGATCAGGCCGTCGGGGCCGGCCTCGACCGGCACCTCGCCGGCGGCGTACAGCATCTCGCCGGTGCGTGCGACGGGAACGTCCTCGCACAGCAGGAAGCCCTCAGGCGTCAGCGAACGCTTCGGCCCGAGCTTCTGGATGGTGTAGAACCGCATGTCAGTCCTCGGAAATGATCGGTTCGGCCCAGCACCGGCAGTTCCAGATCTGTCCGGGGTGGAACCGCATGACGCGGCCGTTCTCGTCGACTTCAGGCGGCTCGGCCCATGCGCAGACCTTGCCCTCCATCGCGCGGTGGCCAGCGCGGACGTCGCTGTCGCCGCTGGTGCGCCAGATGTAATGCGTGCTGCCGACGGCGCGCGCGCGGGCCTCGGTCAGCGATGTCGCCGCTCGCGAAACCTCCGTGCGCGCGATCAGGTCGGCGCGGCTCTTCGCCACCTCGCCAGACTCCTGAATCGCCTTGGAGATTGCTGCAGCGCGCGTGCTGTCCTCGAGCGCTTCGATCGTGAGCCGGTGGACGCGCTCGGCAGCCTCGAGCGGGATCGACTTGATGAGCGTCACCTGCTCGGCCATCAGTGCGCGCATCGTCTCGCCGGTCGGCGCTCGTCGCAGCTCGTCACGCAGCGCGCGCGACATCTCCTGCGCCTGCTGCATCCACGCCTGCTCGTCGCGCCGGTTCAGGTCTTCCAGCATCCTCGCGGCGGTCGCCTCGGCCCACGGCGTAAGCGCCTCGGCGTACCGCCTAAGCAGCTGCTCGATTGTCGGGATCGCCTCGAGATCGCCAAGCTGAAAGCCATCGAACAAGTCCTCGACGTGCTTGGCTATCTTTCGCAGATGCGTTCGATACACCCTTTCCGGGCCGTTGAGATTGACCGGATTCCGGCGTTTGCGCTTGCGGTCGATCGTTCTGGTCATCGTCGGGCAATTCCGTTTCAGGCGCCGGCGGCGGCTCGTCCTCAGCCTCCTTAATCTCTTCGTCGGTGATCGACGCGAATACGCCGGTGCGATGGCTGGACGCGCGCAGCTCCTTCATGCCGCCCGCTGGCGTCATCAGGCCAGCGTCGACCGCCTTCGTCACCGCGTCGGCTACCGTGTTGGCCGTCGTCGCCTTCTGCTCGTCGGTCATCTGCCAGAGCGCGCGGAAGTCGTACGAGAACCCCTCGGGCGGCTTTGAGCCGAGCACCGAGCGGAACATCACCTCGAACAGCTGATTCAGCGCGCGGCGCAGCCGGCGCTCCTGCTGCTGCTTGATGTTGTCGTAGTAGGTGCGCAGGTCAGACTCGCCGGTCGCGTTCAGGCCCGCCGGCGATTGGCCGAGCAACCGCACGAGCGGGATCTGCAGCGCGCCGGCGAGCTGCTGCGCAAACTGCAGTAGCACCGCGTCCAGTCCGGTGAATCCGTACTGGTCGATCTGCATCTCGTCGTCGGCGTCGATCATCGACAGCCCTTCGTTGGACTGGTACCGACGAATGAAGTCGACGTTCTTGAGCAGCGCTTCCAGCGCCGGGCCGCCGGCAGCCAGGACCTTACGCAAGTCCTTGACCTTGAACGTGCGCAGGTGCGCCTTGAACACGAGCTGCGCCGCACCCATCGTCGTGCTGTCGAACGCGACGAGGCGATCGATCAGCCGCTCGATGACCGACTGTCCCCAGAGGTTCTCGGCGATGCGCTGCCAGTACGGCAGCGTGACGCCGTCGAACCGCAGCACGCGGCTGTAGTGGATGCGCTGGCGCGGGAGCGCCATCGAATCGGCGACGACGTCGTAGTACTTCGGCATGCCGAGATCCGGGCCGGGCTCGGTGACCAGATCGTTCAGCGTCGGTTGAACGAGCCAGCGGTCGAGCACGCAGAGCCCCTTGAACTGGCCCTTGTCGATCGTATCGAGGCGCAGCGGCTTCGACGCGTCTTGCCCGTCGATCATCATCACCGCCAGCGCCCCGCCGTACAGCCGCGCCCACTTGATCGTGTCGCACAAGCTGTCCCAGACCGCGAGGTTTTCGAACTCCTGGTTCAGCTTGTCCTTGTTCTCGGGCGTGATGTCGGAGCCGATCTCGACGCCCATGCGCGTCATGTCCTCGGCGACGACGTCGACCGCCTGCCCGACGATCCACGACGACCGGTACATCGCCTCCATCTGCACGCGGTTGCGCGAGATGAAGTCGAACCCGTACTGGTAGGCAGACGACTGGTTCGCCGTGCCGAGTCCGACGCGGGCCTCGAAGTTCTGGAAGCTGTCCGGCGTCAACCAGCGCTTCGCGTTGGCGGAATCCGCAGCCATCGCGCGGTACTGCCGCTGCTCGGCCTTGCGTTGCTTTCGATTCATCCTGCCAACCTTGTCCAGATGTCCAGAACCTGACCGGCCGGCTGGTATGCGATCATGACCGCGTCAGCCAGGTTCGGCGATTTCGTGCCGTCCGGCGCCTTGTCGATAACGATCTTCCCGACGCCGTTGACGGTGTAGGTCGGCTGCGACAACTCCATCGTCAGCGCGGCCAGCTCCTTCAGCTCCGGGTCGATCGAGATGATGTCGTCGGGGTTGTACGGCTTGCCCTCGACGACCGCGCGGTACGTCGCCTGGAAGCGCAGCCGCAGCGCCCACCAGGACTGCGCCTTGAGGTTGGCGAAGTAGTCCTTGTTCTTACGCTCCGGCACCATCTCGCCTTCGGGATCGTGCACCGGGCCGGAGCCGCGGAACGGCTCGTCGTTGATCGGCCGCTTGCCGATCGCAATGCGCTGCTCGTTGATCACGCGCGCGTCGCCGCGCACGCCAGCACCGAGGCCGTCGGCGTCGTAGTCGAACGACTCGTAGCCGAGCTCGTCGCAGATGCCGAACGTCTTCTCGACCGTCTCGTAGATGTCGCCGCCTTTGCCCGACCACGAACGCAGGAAGTTCAGCAGGAAGCCGTAGCGGCCCGCGAACGCGTTCTTGTCCTTGCCCTCGTCGGCGACGTCCAGGCCGCCGCGCCGTGTGCCGCTCGGCTCGATGCCGAGCTTCAGGTGCGCGCCGATCGCCGCCTGCACCCAAGCGGACGGGATCACGACGCCCTCGACCGACGCCGCGTAGTTGATGTCGATTTCCTGCGCGACGACGACAGGATCGAGCTCAGCGCACTGCTTCGCGTACCAGGCGTCATCCTTGCGCGGGTCGTCGCGCCAGTGGAACGTGAATACCTTTACCTTGCCGCTGTGCCGGCGCTGCGCGAACGAGTTCCCCATGCCGTTCGGCGTGGAGATGTCCTGCCGGCAGTTCGTCGTCGCCGACAGCGACGCGTCGACCAGCTGCGGGCGTTCGAGGAACGCCGACTCGTCGACGATATAGAAGCTGGCGCGGTCGCCGCGGCCAATACCGTCGCCCGACTCGCCGGTGATCACCGACCCGGTGTCCGGGAAGATGATCCGCATGTGCGGCGCGTGCGTGCCGATGTCCCACGAACCACGGAACTCGGCCGGCAGCAGCCGCAGGAACTCGCGCGCCTTCCAGAACAGGCTCTTCGGCGAGCCGATCTTGTCTACGTACTCTTCTTTGCGCGAGCCGAAGCCGGCCGCGACGCCTTCATGGAACAGGCAGATCGTGTCGGCGAGCCCCACCGTCAGCCATGACATGCCCATGTCGCGCGTCTTCTCGGTGATGCCGGGCTCCTGCGCCTTCCAGCGCTCCATGAACCACTGACACCATTCCTCCTGCTTCGGGAACAGCAGGAACGGGATCGTCGCCGGCAGCCCGCGCTCGACGTTACGCGGATCGAACGTCATGCCCCAGTCGATGATGAACTGGGCGGGGTTTTCTCGGTAAAACGTGCGCAACGCCGGCAGCACGCTGGGGTTCGCGCGGATGCGATTCAACCGCTCCGCCCGCCATTCGAACACCTGCACGTAGTCCGGTGCGCGGAAGTCGAACGGGAACGGGATGGGCATGCTATGGGTTCATCAACTGCGCGTACAGCTTCGCGGCTTCGATCGGATCGTTCGTCACGGTGGAGATCGACTGCACCGGGCCGCCGTCCTTGCCCGTCACCTCGACCTTGTCTTTGAACATGCCCAGATGGCGGCCAAGCAGCTCGAGGTTCTTTACCTTGTCGGGCCACTTGATCTTCTTCAGGATGCCAACCATCTCGCGCGCGTCGCCGGTGCCGTCGAACATTTCAGCCAGATCAAACCCGCTGAGGTATTGCCGCCAGACTTTCGGCCAATCGCTCACGGGCTTGAGCGCCATGTCGTCGGTCATGATGTCGAGCACGTCCATCTGATCAATTTCGATCATGCGCTGCAGCACGTAGTCCGCGTCGACCTGCGTGCGCTGCCGACGCGCCTTCATGCATTCGGCAAGCGCCGCCGCGACTGAGGTTTTCTGAAGTAGCTCGGCACCAATCCGATATGCCGTCTTCGGGCTGTATCCCGCGCGGATCGCCGCCTGCGTCGCGTTCAGGTCGACCAGATACTCGTCGACAAAGCGCTGCTGCTTGGGGGTGAGTTTCCGCATGTGGTTATGAGAAGCTGTCGCTTCACCTGAAAAATTCTCGCCGGTCTGTTCCCGGCTGCCATCCGCATTGCGCGGCGAGCGGGGAATCACGGCTCCGGAGCGGGCCGCGGCGGGATGTCGAACAACGCTTCGGCCGCACGGCGTGCAGCGCTCGGCTGCGTGCGCTCGGCCTGCCTTCGCTTCTGGCGCGCCTCGGCTTCCTGCTTCGCCTCCAGCACCAGCATCGGATCGCGGTACATGCGGGATTCGAGGATGCGGAAACTCATCGCGGCGCCCCAAAGCAAAAAAGCCCCGCGGCTTTCGCCTACGGGGCTTCGTATCCTCGCGCGTCTGCCTCCCAACCGGGAAGCAGAAAGCTCACGCGCAAGGCGGAATCGGTAATCTGCCGAGGATCATAGAACAGATTCCGGCGGTTTACAACCGGTCGACGCAATTTTTGTGATGACTGCGTCCGCGGTGAGCTTCACGATGCTCTGCGAGATCGCACGATGCGCATCGGCCAACACCAGCTCGAAGCGCCGGCCGCGCAGCACCGCGCCGTGAGCCTTCCGCATGCGCGTCTGCACCTGATCGGGTGCCATGCGCCAGACGTACGTGTACTTCAGCACCCACTTCGCCACATGGTTCGGCATGGCCGACCATGCGGCCTCGACGAGCCAGCCGTCCTTCTGCTCGGGCGGAATCGACATCTCGGCGAGCGCCTTGTCGCGCAGCGCGACGTGCAGCCGCGCCCACTGCGCACAGACCTCCGGCTTGAACCGCGGCGAGCGCACCGTCGCCCCCCAGTTGTCGAGCCGCTCTTCGATGCTCTCGAAGCCGCTCATCGCGCACCTCGCGTCGTCATGGCGAGCGCCTGAACGCTGCCGAGCCAGCCGCCGTACCCGGTGAGGTGGCTCGTGAAGTCCGGGCGGACGCGCGTGTCGACGTGGCCGCTGCCACCGCACGTGCCGGCCAGCGAGAACATGCGGCCGCGCTTCTCGCCGCGTTTCACGTCCACGCGCGTCATCGCACGGTCGCTCGCGAGCAGATGCCGCACGGTCGACAGCGGCACGCCGGAGCTGCGCGCAAGATCGTGCGCCGTGTAGCGCCGGCCCGGCTTCATGACCGACAGCACCGTGTCGAGGGTGATTTTCGTGGGTTTCGTTTTCAAAGGGCCCTCCCTATGCTCGCTGCAGGTTCAGTTCGATTGCTTCGATGCGCACGCCCGGCGTGGTCGCGTAGCGCTTCGACACCCAGAGGTCGACGACCTGCCCGTCGTCCCCGTAGACCACGCCGTTCATGCCGTCCTTCAACGCCTTGACAACGTTGTCCGCGTCCGGCTTCTTCGTCGCGCCTATCGCGCCGGCTGCTGCGGCACGTTGGCGCTTCTCCGACCAGCTGGCCGGAATGGGCACACCGATGTCGACGATCAGGCGCACCGGGCCGGCGTACGGCTCGCTGTCGCGCATCGCCTCGCGGGCGGCCATCTTCACGAGGTTCTCGTAGCGCTCCGTCGGCTCGGGCGTGTACGTGCGGACGTGCGGCCCGCGCCGTACGAAGCGCGGGCGCCCTTTCGCGACCGGCTTGCCGGGTACGACGAAGACGACGCGGCGCGCGATGACCGGCGCGGCGATCAGCAGGTCGTGCGTCATGCCGCCACCTCGTTCCCGGGTTCGCGTAGCACGGCGTCGCGGATCGTCTCGTAGTCGCGGCGAAGGTCCGGGTGCGCGCAACCGGCGATTGCTTTCGCCCCGGCCGACGACGCAATCGCGTCTCGCGCGCAGCGCACAACGCCAGACGGGAGCGCTGCGCCACCGGCGGACTTCCCCGACATGAGCAGCTTGAACGCCCATTCAGCCGTCGGCTCACGACGCATCGAACGCTGCTGCACGCGCCGGATCGTCCCGAGGTTCGACTCGACCGTTGCTCGATCTGCCCGCTTCTGGTCCGTCAACTGCGGTGCGCTCGATGCTGCCTGCTCGAAGCGGGCCTGTCGGCAGAGTGCGATGAACTCGGGGAGCGTCGGAGGCTTCGGCAGCGCCGTCAGGTTGTCGCTGCCGGCCTTCAGCTGCTCGCGCGACAGTTTGCCGAGCTCAACCGCCCAGGCCTTCTGCACCTCGAGGACGTTCGTGCCGTTCCACATCGTCGCGAAGCGCGAGCCGTAGAACGCCGCCATCTTTGAGAACAGGGCCTCGACCCAGTGCTGCGGAAGCGCCCCCAGCGGCCAATCCGGGCGCTTAAACGTCGATGGTTCGGTCATCTGGTTCATGGCTTCGATTCCTTCCGGTGAGGGCTGCGATCGTTTGTGCGTTCTGGTCACTCCAGCTCGGTTGCGGGGAAGCGCGAGGCGCAGCCATCGACGCCAAGACGCGGTCCACGTACGCCGGGAGGAAGGCAATCGGCTCCGTCGCCTCGGCCTGCGCCTTCGCGACAGCCGTGTCTACCTGCCTTCGCGTCACACCCGCTTTCGTCCAAGCGGCGAATAGCGGGAACGCCTTGGCGCGCTGGTGGGCGCTCATGTGATCGATCTCTACGCCGTGCCGGTCTGCGAAGTACCGAATCCACTCGGCGTTGTTCCGCGGCGAACTGTCGTCGTCTCGCGCGATACCGCTTGAGTCAGCTGTGACGACGACAGTACCTGTGGTTTTAGTCTGGAGTCTGGAGTCTGGAGTCTGGCTAAGGTTTTTTTGGGTTAGCGAGGCATAACCTGTTGGGTTTCCCGTGGGTTTCGGATAGTTATCCTGATGGGTTTCGCTCGGGTTATCTGGGGGCTGCTTTTTGGATTTCGGACGACCACCTTTCTTCCCGTTCTCACGGCTCGCTTCCGCTTTCGCGGAGGCATCCTGAATCTCGCGCTCGCAACGCTGCTGGATCCACGTTCCGTCGACCAGCTCGAAGAATTCGCCGAGAACAACCTTCAGCGCGGCGACTTCGTCGCGCGCACGCGCGCCAATGAGGCGCGCAGCTTGATCGTCGGGTATGCCGGATTCGCGCGTGTAGTAGACGTCGAGCAGGCGCGTGTAGATGCCGTGCTCGAGCAGCGACAGATGCGCCGTGTCCTTGAGGTAGTCGCCGATGTGGCGTTTGTAGAAATTCATCGCGCCTCCGTAGAAACAGGCGCTGCCTCGGGCCGCACGCGCTCAAGCATCCAGAGCTGGTCCGGACGGAACGCGAGGTAGTCCTGAGGCGGATCCCGGAAGATGAACAGGTGCTTTTCCTCGACGAGACCGAGGTAGGTCATGGGGCGGCCGAGCTTGCGGACAAACAGCTTGCCGATGTCGCGGTCGCTAAGGGTCATGGTCATGCCGCCGCCTGCCGCTGGCCGAAAGCCTGTTGGACGAACTCACCGATCGCGCGCTGGCTGAGCTCGCGATATTCCTCGATCGCCTTGCGCTCCTGCAGCGCGAGCCACTGCCGCGGGTAGTCGCAGCCCGTGAACATGCAGAACAGGTGCAGCTTCGTGGCAGGGAACGGGCGGCGGCCGGCGACGAGATCCGCAAAGTGCGGATAGTGGATGTCGCAGTTGCGCGCGAGCGTTTTTCGGTCGAAACGGCGAAGGCCGAGCTCGAGCGCGCGTGCGAGACAGTCCTCGAACGTCATCGCCTCGATCTCCGCCTCCGGCAGCGTCGCAGCCTGTACCCACGGCGCGAACATCCTGAATTCGGTCTGTTTCATACGAAAAATCAATCGTTACCCAGTTGATTACCCACTTGCTTACCCAGTTGGCGCCGGGGCGAAATAACGGCCAGGACAACACCCGGCCAACTGCAAAAGATGCGAACCAATTAATGGAAATTCTGGAAAGCGAACTCACCAAACTCTTTGAGCGCCCGCGCGTCGTAAGCGCGGGCCGCTTCTTCCGGGGTGCCGTAATAGCCAAGGAAGAACCGGCGTCTGTTCACGCGAATGTCTGCACGCCAAAGCTCGCGGCTCGCATCCCACACGACGCCTTTGAATCCGCTGCGATTGGATGCGCTCAATCCGACGTTCGCGGCATTTCTGGAGATATCAGCGGCACGAAGATTCACACGTCGGTTGTCCAAGGTATTGCGATTTGCATGATCAACACATACCGGATTGCCGCCGACGATCTGTCGATGCATGTAAATCACCGGGCCACCTTCTTCGATCGGCGCATAGCGTGCTGCGTAAATCGCAGAACCAGAGCCCATCGCGTACCAACTGAAGCGGCTCAGTTCGTCGAAATCGTCGTCGTCGACGATGGCGCTATGACCCTTCGTCAGCTCGATCAATTTGCACATATGCGGAGACGTCCTCACCGAGCCAACCGGCCGAAAGCCGCGATCCGGGCCGCCTCGTCCTCGACGGATTCGACGACCGGCTGTCCGACGTTGTTGATCGTCACCTTGACGTCGAATCCGGCGGGATTGTTCGCCGCCTCGATGGCCTCATTCAGCCGTTTTACGTGGGTGATCATTGCCCCGACTAAATGGGCCGGAGCCTCGTGCACGTTCTGCGGCGTGATCTTTCCTGCACGAAGAATCGCGTCGCAGAGCGTCGCGGTCATGATCTCGACCTGCCGGTCGGTGATACGCAGCAGCTTCGGCTCGCGCGCCGGGCGCGGCGGCGGATCGGTGATGCATTTCGGGTTCACTTCGTACCTCCGGGCCAAGGAAGCCAATGGATCAGCCATTCAAGCGCGCAAATGCCGAACACAAACACGTGCGCCATCAACAGTCCGCCGAGCAGCCAGGAAAGCAGCGGGTGCCCGCTCTCCGGGCCGACAATGCGCGTGATGAATGCGATGAACCGCTTCATGCCCCCTCCTTCGCTGGCTCGGCCAGGTCGCGCCTGGGCCCGCCTCCGAACACCTCGGCGTGGAGCGCTTGGAGCCTTATCACGACCTCATAGGACACGCGCTTGCCACGCTTGCCGGTATACAGACCGGAAACGGTCGACTGATCGACGCCAGTGCGGCGCTCGATCTCCATTTGTGTAATACCGGACCCCATAAGGTCGGCGATCATGGATTGAGCGTTCATGCACTCAAGAATATGGCATTTGCACTCGCCGAGCAAGGGGATTTTGATGGCAAAAGCGTTTTAGATCACCATTACAATCGCCATATGCGATCACTAGCTCAACGCCTCCGCGACACCCGGGAAGAAAAATCGCTGTCACAAGCTCAGCTTGCGACTCGCGCCGGGGTCTCGCAGACCACAATCGCCAACGTCGAAAGCGGGCGAAATCAGGGATCAAAACATCTGCTTTCGATAGCTCGGGCCCTCGGAGTGAATCCGGCGTGGCTTGAGTCGGAGAGCGGGCCTAAGGACGCGAGTGCGGCAGCTGCGCCACAACCTGGCATCTATAAAATTCCCGAAGACCAAGGGAACGTCCTGGTGTGGGAGCACCCGGACGACCTGCCGCCTGACGAGAACCGCGTCTGGCTGGACAGGTACGACTACAGATTCAGTGCGGGGACCGGTTTGATTCAGTGGGAAGTACGGCAGAAGAAGGCTTTACCGTTCGACATCGGCTTTTTCCGGGCTCTCGGCTCGAAGCCCAAGGATTGCAAGCTCGTGCGCGTGCATGGCGACAGCATGGAGCCCTACCTGTTCGATCGCGACATGATTATGGTGGACACGGCCAAGAATCACATCCGAGACGGCAAGGTCTACGCGATCTACTTCGAAGGCGAACCGCTGGTGAAGCAGATCTTCAAGCAAGCCGGCGGATCGATCTGCCTCCACTCCATCAACGCGGGCAAGTATCCCGACAAGATCGTGACGCCCGAGCTGATGGAGTCGGTGACGATCATGGGTGAAGTGATCTATCGTTCGGGATCGGGTTGGGCCGGAGGAAACTGATGAAGATAACGCCTACATGCCGGTACGGTCACGGGGAGTTACAGGAGTCGCCGCGATCGCCAGATAACCATTATTGGGGACTTATTGGCGCGACATTGACCAATCAAGTCGTGGGCGCGACGCATTTCGGAACCAGCATAGCGCGCGTCACGGAAGCATCGGGGAGAGTTTTCACGATCACCTTATTTCGCTGCCCGGTATGCGGCTATCTGGAAATGTTTGACGATGAGGCGCTCCGTGGCTGACAGCGTAATCAAATTCCCGGTGCGCGCGAAGACGACCGACCATGCCGTACTGAAGGCCCAGGTTGACACAGGTGGTGGCGGAGGCGATGATGGGCGCATGGAAGCTCGCATTGCAGCGCTCGAAGCCGCCAATCTTGATACTCGCGATCGCCTGGCGAGGATCGAAACTCGTCTTGATTCGGTCGCGACGAAGGCAGATCTCCACGAGCTTGGCGCTTCGCTCAATAAATCCATCGTAGATCAGACGTGGAAAATGATCGGATGGATGACGACGATTTGTACGGGCCTTGTGGCCATAACGGCGGGCATCGTAAAACTACTCTCGCACTGACCGAACGCCGATTCCACCCAAGCCCCGCCCCGCGCGGGGCTTTTCATTTTTGGCGATTCAGCGGTTCTTCAATGCGATAAGCACCTCACGGTGCTCGGCGATCACTTTTCGGATGGAGCGCAACACCTCCTCCCGCTTGGCCGGGGTGGACATATTCACCGATGCCTTCGGTTGGATCATCAGGCGCGGCTTCAGCTTCACACCGTACAGTTCGGTGATCTTCTTGCGTTCCATAGTGGTACCTCCTTGCGGCGATTCTACACGCCGAGAACCTCGTTCGAAGTAGTTGCGCCGCCACCACTCTCCCCCAAGCGTACAAACTTCTCGCGGCTGTTACAAATTCCCATCGCAATTGCACTTGCACTCGCCAATGGCATTTGCCATAATGCACTCAACGCGGCACCGTCGCCGCGCCACGCAACGGAGGATGAAGTGAACCTGGACTACCTGAGTGAGGAATTCGTCATGGCGGTGCTGATGGCGGCCATCGATCGGCATTACAAGCTTGGCGGCAAGAATTTGCACGAAATCGTGATGGGCGCGATCCAGATCTGCATCGACGCGGACCGCGCCATAGAGAACTACGTCAAGCGTTCGGAATGCTCTTGTAGAACTCTGCAAGACCGGTCACGAGATCTTTGATGTACTTCGCGTCCGTCGCGCCGGGATCGCTGACCGCGCCGGTTTGAGAAGGAAGCTTGATCGCCTGCCCGTCAATGAGGCCTTTTAGCGTTTCCTTTGCTTCGAGATAGGCCAAATATTCAGGACTTGCCATATGCACACTCCTTGTGCGTGGTTGAGGGACCAATAAGTTAGCACGGGGAGTTGCATAGACCGGAACGCCACGGAATCAGGCGTGACTTTGCGGGATGGAGAGAATCCCGCGCCCTGTTCTCACCGCCAAGCCTGAGGGTTTGCCAGTGCGAATAGCACGAAGTACCAGCGCCAACGGGCGCGCGCCGAAGGTGGCGAGTTCTTTAACAACCGAAGGTATGCCGGGACCGCACACGCGGAGCAACCGGCCGGCGCGATCTGCGTCGTGAGTCAGGACAGGCGCGGCGCGCTGGGCCGAAGTTTGGCTACCGCCAGCAGCTTGAACGGACCTGACACAAGACAGCCAGCAACACGTGACCGATGGCGTCGTAATCGGCACAAACCTCGCGCGGCCCGGAGCCGGCACGGCCGGGAGTAGCCGGGCGCGCGAGCGCAACACCACTGCCCTGATGAGCGGATATGCAGCGATGACGGCCGGGCCCCGTCATAACCCTGTTTTTTGAGTCTGAAGACACGCTTGCCTCGCGAAAACGCTGCCTCATGCGAACGCCGCGTATCCGCCCATCAGTGCAGTCAGTACCGCCGGTCATTTCTCCCGGCAAACCTGTTAGGAGTGCATATGCTCAATCCTCACGTAACAGAGCGTGCCGCCGAGTTCTGGACCGATCGGCAGAAACGCGAATATGACGATGCTGCCGAAGCCGAAGAAGCTGCCTTCCTGCGCGCATCGGAAGAAGTCGAGTTCGACGACGTGATCGAAGCGATTTACGACCTGCCGGAGTCCTTCCGCAACAGGGTTTTCACGGCCTACCTCGACAAATCGGACCGCAAGCATTTCGTCTACCTGCTCGAGCTGCTGTTCGACGATGCGTTCGCTGCGGCGGCTGAAGGCATCGCGAAGCGCAAGGGGTACTGACATGACGACCGCGATTATTGGTTTCGTGCTCGGGATTTTCGCCGCCGCCCTTCTGCTGATCGTGGCACGCGATGTGTCGCGCAACCGACATGGGAAACACTGACCAGCCCAGATAACGACAGGATACGACGATGACAACCGACACGAATACCACCGCCCCGCGCTTTACCGTCACGCTCGCCGCGCTTCGCAAAGCAGGCGCGTGCTACGAAGGCTACAACAAGCTCGTTCGCTCGCTCCAGGGGCAGCCTTTCACCGATGAGGATGCGGGCCGCGCAAGCTATATCCGCTTCCGGCATGACGCCGAAATCCCGCTGCTCGACATCCTCAAGAGCAACGGCCTCGATGACGCGCTTTGGTCGCTTCGCTGTGTATCGGGCGCTGATCGCGATATTCGGCTGTTTGCGGTCTGGTGCGCACGGCAGGTCGAACACCTGATGGAAGATCAGCACAGCAAAGACGCGCTGAACGTCGCGGAGCGCTTCGCTAATGGTGATGCGTCGGGCGAAGAATTAGCCGCCGCACGGGACGCCGCACGGGCCGCCGCATGGGCCGCCGCACGGGACGCCGCACGGGACGCCGCATGGGACGCCGCATGGGCCGCCGCACGGGACGCCGCACGGGACGCCGCACGGGACGCCGCAGGGGACGCCGCACGGGACGCCGCAGGGGACGCCGCATGGGACGCCGCATGGGCCGCCGCACGGGACGCCGCACGGGACGCCGCACGGGACGCCGCACGGGACGCCGCAGGGGACGCCGCACGGGACGCCGCATGGGACGCCGCATGGGACGCCGCATGGGACGCCGCACGTGAGGCGCAGGCTGAAATGTTCAAGCGCATGTGCCTTGGGACAGCGCCGTGGCAGCAGGAAAAGGCTGTCGCATAACAACCCCGCCCGCTACAGGAGAAAGACGATGAAAACCTGCTATCTGGTCGCTGTCATCGGCCAAACCAAAGGCGTGCTGGCGTCGTGCTTTGCCAGCACAAAGGAACGTGCCGAAACTGCATGTGCGGCGATGTTCGTGGATACGTTCGGCGAGTATGGGCGCGCTACGGCGTTTGATGAAGGCGCAGCGACGGGCATCTGGATCGAAGGCTCGCCGGAATACATCCGTAGCACCATCGCCGCCTGACCAACCCCGCCCGCTACAGGAGAACGAAGATGGTCCAACTCAGCAACGAAGAATACGCAGCACTTGTTGGCGAACGTGACGCCATGCGCCGAACCGTCGAAAGCGTGCGGCAGCATCTTTGGGAGTTCTATGCCGATCGGCGCGATAACCCGTTGCACGACGCATATGAGGAAACTCGCGCAGTGCTCGAACAGTACCGCGCCTGACCACCCCCGCCCGCTACAGGAGAACGACGATGAGCCTAACGCCTTACATGGAACGACCGCTGAATGGCGGAGTGCAGAAACTCTACCGCTTCGAAAACGGATTCGGCGCGAGCGTTGTGCAACACGAATTCAGCTACGGCGGCGACACCGGACAGTGGGAACTCGCTGTCATCAGATTCGATGGTGATGAGTGGTACCTGGAGTACGGCACCGACATAACCGACGACGTAATCGGCCGGCTCGATTGGGACGAGGTAGAGAGCCTGCTCTCGCAAATCAGCGCATTGCAATCGGCCTGACCACCCGCGCCCGCCCTGCGGGCAATCACACCACACCGAGAGACCACATGGACAAGATCAACGGAGCGGCACTGGCGGCCGAGATTCCCGGCGCAACAGCCGCATTGCGAGAACTACTGCGAGCAAAAGCTCTGCCGGACGAACCGGGTGCGCTCGCGAGACTTCGTGGAGAAAGCCTGCAATCGGCATGGACCGCAGCGCGCGCGGTTCTAGCCAAAGGCGTCGCTCAGCCGGAAACGGTCGAATCGGATGCCTACATGGTCCTCGAGCTGATCGCCGCCGACGCTGATGCCGGAACGATCATGCTTACCTCCGGCGTCCGTCTTGCGATCGACGCTGCGCTGATCAAGGCCGGCCGGAAGAAGGCGCCGGAGCCGGTGCGGCATTTTACGATCAATGGAGGCGTGTGATGGCACTCACCCAAGAACAGCGCGTCGCCCTGATAGTGGCCCGCCAGTACATCGCGGAGGGCCGCGATGCCCACCTGTGCTTTGCGTTGAACCGCGTGGCGCGCCGCTACCCGAAGCTCAACACCGCAGCGGAAGGGCTCAGGGCATACATCCAGCGCGCGCTCTCGCCGTACACGACCCTCGAAGAGTGGATCGCCCGCCACGAGCTCGTGAAGCCCCCGCGCCTGTGGCGCATCCCGCGGACGCCGGCCGAGCGCCGCGAGGCGCGCATCCAGTGGATCGACTGGATGCTCGACGAGCCGAAGGAGGTGTGATGGACACGACCAAGACCGGCGGCCCGGCGTTCCCGATCGCGGACCCGTTCGCGTTGCGCCCGCGCGACGAGGCAGAGCTGGAGCGCATCGCATCTGGCATGACGCTCCGCGACTGGTTCGCGGGGCAGGCGCTCGTCGCAACGTACCTTAACGGCTTTGCCGGCCCGTCTGACGACCAGCGCGCAGCAACGGCCTACCGCATGGCCGACGCCATGCTCCGCACACGGGAGGTGTCGCAATGATGACCGTGCTTAACAGGCGCCAGCCTGTATTTCGCGAAAACAAACGCTGGGGTGCGCGATGAGTAATTCCAAATGCACATTCGACCGCGCATGGTGCGGACCATGCGATCGCCCAACCGAAAACGGTGCTCGGTTCTGTGCCGAGCATTCCAGCATGAAGTGCGTCTCATGCAAAGCGCAGGCAACGCATGACTGCGACCACGCCGGGCAATTCGTCTGCGGCGCCCCGCTCTGTGCCGACTGCACAGGATGGTGCGATCTGTCGAAGCCGTCCGGATCTTGGGGATTCATGAATCACAGCCACGCCAGCAAGCAGTGGCTGAAGCAGCGTGATCGGGAGGCATGATGCGCACCCACCTCAACAGCCCAACACCTGTATTGCGCGATTACAGCCGATCGGTTGTATCGCGCGACTGGCTCCCGCTCGCGGCGCTCGGCGCGCTGTACCTGATCGCGTGCGGCGTCGCGCCGGCCTATGAACTTCTTGCGGGGATTGCGCGATGAACCCGATCACCTACCTGTGCGGCGCGCTCGACCGCCTGTTCGAGCGGAACCCGGTCGCCGGGATTCTCGTTGCGATGGCAATCGCGTTTGCATGCGCGATCGGCATTGCTTCGATCCCGGATTCCACGCTCGCGGTGCGCGCAGCTTGGGGGACGTAATGCTGATCGAACATCTCGACATCGACGAATACCACGCGCGGCCAGAGGTCTCGAAGTCGCAGCTCGACACGCTCGACCTGTCGCCCGCGCACTTCTGGGCGCTGCATCGCGATCCGCAACGGCCCGCGCCAACCACGCGCGGCGGCCAGCTCGAAGGCCAGCTCGCACACTGCGCGATTCTCGAGCCCGAAGAGTTCGACAAGCGTTACGTGCTCGGCCCGACCGTGAACCGCAATACGAAGGTCTGGAAGGAGTTCGTCGACGAGAACGCCGGCCGCATCGCGATCCAGCAGGACCAGTACGACACCGCGTGGCGCCAGTCGGACGCCGTGCGCGCGCTGCCGGAGATACGCGAGGCGTTGTCGCGTGGCCGCGCCGAAGTGTCGGCGTTCTGGACCGACGAGGAAACCGGCGTCGAGTGCCGATGCCGACCTGACTGGGTACACGACTGCGGCGACGCCGGCGTGATCCTGCTCGACCTCAAGACGTACAGCATCGCGAGCCCTGGTGAGTTTCGCCGGCAGGTCGCAAGAAAACGCTACGACGTGCAGGCCGCGCTCTACAGCGATGGCTATGCGAAGGCATCAGGCCGCCCTGTGCTCGGCTTCGTGTTCGTTGCTGTCGAGACGGAATACCCGTTCGCCGCGAACGCGTTAATGCTCGACGAAGAAAGCCTCGAATCTGGGCGCACGAAGTATCGCAAGAACCTGCGCACGTACGCCGAGTGCATGCGCACCAACACGTGGCCTGGGTATTCGACGGGCATTGACATCATCCGCCTGCCGCAATGGGCGCTCATCACCGAGGAATAAAAACCATGGGTCAAACCACCAACATCGCCAAGCTCAAGCAGACCTCCAAGATGGTCGCGCGCGATGCCGGTATCGGCAGCGTCAAGACCTTCTTCGAGTCGCAAAAGGCAACGCTCGCCGCGGTGCTGCCGCGCCACGTCAGCCCGGATCGCATGCTGAAGATCGCGCTCGGCGCGCTGCGCACGACGCCGAAGCTGATGGAGTGCACGGTCGAATCACTGATGGGCGCTGTCGTGCAGTGCTCGCAGCTCGGCCTCGAACCGAATACGCCGCTCGGCCACGCCTACCTGATCCCGTTCGAAAAGAAAAAGAAGGTAGGCGGTGAATGGGTGACGGAAAAGGTCGAGACGCAGATCGTCATCGGCTACAAGGGCCTCATCGATCTCGCGCGCCGTTCCGGCCAGGTCGTCAGTATCGCCGCGCATGCAGTGTACGAGCACGACCACTTCGACTACGCGTTCGGCCTCAACGAAAAGCTGGAGCACAAGCCGGCCATGTCTGCGCGCGGCCGCGTGATCGCTTTCTATGCCGTCGCGAAGCTGGTCGGCGGCGGCCATGCGTTCGAGGTGATGAGTGCCGAGCAGGTCAACGAGATTCGCGATGCCAGCCAAAACTACAAGTTCGCGCGCGACAAGTCGAAGACCGTGTGGGGCCAGCACTACGAGGAAATGGGCCGCAAGACCGTGCTGCGCCGCCTGTTCAAGTACCTGCCGGTGAGCATCGAGCTCGCGAGCGCGGCTGCACTCGATGATGTCGGCGCATCCGGCCGCTCGCAAGCTCTCGACACGGTACTTGATGGCGACTACATCACACCGACCGACGATGAAGAGGACGACGGCGAGATCGATCCGCCGGCTGGCCTCACCGACCAGCGCCAGCAACAGGCCGACATGACGCTGCCGAGCTACGACGACCTGCTCGCGCAAATCCAGAAAGCGAACGACGTCGAGGTGCTCGCACTCGTTCTCGACAGCGCGCGCGATCTGCCGAAGGCCGAGTACGTGAAGCTCGAGCAGGCGTATCAGGACCGCCGTGAAGTGCTGCTCGGCGCGTAACCCACGCCCGCGCGGCATCCGTCGCGCGGCACCCACCCCTGATGCTGATGCAACGAATTGAGGATGCGATGACTTTCCGATTTGGCTCTGTCTGTAGCGGCATTGAGGCGGCGAGCTGCGCGTGGCATCCGCTCGGATGGCGCACGGCCTTCGTGAGCGAGATTGAGCCGTTTCCGTGCGCTGTGCTCGCACACCACTACCCGAGCGTGCCGAACCTCGGCGACATGACGAACTTCAAGGAATGGCCTGATGCAGCTATCGATCTTCTCGTCGGAGGAACTCCCTGCCAAAGCTTCAGCGTCGCCGGACTCCGAAAGGGACTGGCTGATCCGCGTGGCAACCTCATGCTCACCTATCTTGCCATTGCTCAGCGCTACGCTCCCCGCTGGCTGGTCTGGGAAAACGTCCCCGGTGTCCTGTCATCAAACGGCGGACGGGATTTTGGCACCTTCCTCGGAGGGCTGGCAGAACTCGGGTATGGGTTCGCATACCGGGTTCTTGACGCTCAGTACTTTGGAATCCCCCAGCAACGTCGAAGAGTCTTCGTTGTCGCACGTCTTGGAGATTGGAGAAGTGCAGCCGCGGTTTTATTTGAGCACTCGAGCTTGTCAGGGCTACCTCCGAAGAATCGAGACGATTCTGTCTCGGATGTCGAATGGTGGGCTGGGAAGGGTCGAGTACTTAATTGCATTGATGCAAGCTACGGCGCGAAGTGGGGAAGTAACCAGTGGTACGCCCGCGGACATGTGATTGTCGATAGCACTGGTCGCCCACGTCGGGCGACGGTCCTAGAAGTTGAACGATGCTTTGGATTTCCAGATGGCTACACGGATCTCTCGAAAGAAAGCTGCTTCAGCGGACGAAAAGCGACGCTGGAACATGATGACCCGCTATGGGATGACCCCAGCGCAGTACGACGATCTGCTGAAGAAACAGAACAATTGCTGCGCTCTTTGCGGCGCCCCGATGGAGCGACTGGTGATAGATCACTGCCATCAGACGGGAGTAGTTCGCGGGATTCTCTGTCATCCGTGCAACATCAAGCTTCCAGTGGTCGAGGACATGGGATGGGTGATGCTCGCATGGGCCTACCTGGAAGGCGATTCTTAGCCGATAGACCGCGCTACAAGGCGCTCGGCAACAGCATGGCGGTTCCTGTCATGCACTGGATCGGCAAGCGTATTGAGCTCGTCGAATCGCTCACCAACTGAGGAAACCACCATGAACGACCAACAACAGATCCGCGCGGATGCGCTGACGGACGAGCGCCGCAACGGGACGGGGGCCGAAGTCGCGCAATGGCAGATGCGGTTGAAAGATCGCTCGTCGCCCGTAGTGGATCACTGGGTGAATATCTCGCCGGATGGCGCAAAAACGCTGATGGAAAAGTATGCGGACGTTTATGAAGTGCGCGCGCTCTACGCCGCCCCGCAGCATCCCGCGCAGGCAAACGCTCTTCCCGAAATCGACCCCCCGCAGGCTGGCGGCAACAAAGGTCGACTGCCGGCTCTCGCCCGGACACGTGAAGGCGGCAACCTCTACTCGCTCGGATACAACCGCGGACTCAAGAAGGGCCGCGATGAGGCCGCGCAGGCAGACGCACCGGCAGAGGCGCGCGAGCCGCACTCCGATGATGTCGCCGTCGATTCCTTCGCCACCGCGATGAAGCACAAACTCGCGCTGGCCCGCGCCAAGGGCCGTGGTGGTTGGGAGACGTGCAGCCCTGCCGACCTGTCGCGAATGCTCCGCGAGCACGTCGAGAAAGGCGATCCGCGCGACGTGGCGAACTTCTGCATGATGCTGTGGCATCACGGTTCGCCGATCGCCAGCGCCCCCGCCGATTCGGAGGCGGCGCGCCTGACAGACGAACAGCGCCGTGTGCTTGTCGAAGTGGCGCAGACGTTCAAGGGAACCGATCGACGTCGCGCTGTCCTCAATGAGCTGGCAGGTGTCGCCGCCCCGCAACCCGCGCAGGCAGAGACGCCTTGTAAGTGCCGCCGCGTCGGCGACTGGCGCGGGTTTCATCACCCGCTATGCGATGCCTCAACGCCCGCGCAGGCAGACGCTCGGGTCGGGCTGACGGACGAACAGATCGACGAGATCGCGCGTCCGTTTGCAGGCCTCGGCGGCATCGAGGACTACCGCGCCTTCGCCCGCGCTCTCCTCGCCGCCCATCCGGGCCAGCCGGAGCCGCGCGGGGCCGCTCAGGTGCCATGCCCTATCTGCGGCGGCGAAGCTGTCGATCATCTCGACGTGCTCGAGCGCGTAACGATCGCGCCGGAGCCGCGCGCCGAGGTGACCGATTGGAATACTCCATGCACCGGATGCGCGACACCTCGTGCATGCCAGTACGACGGTTGCCGGAAGGAGCCGCGCGCCGAGGTGACGGGAGACACCGTGCTTGTGCCCAAGCGCGTGGTCGAGCTGCTGCGCATCATCAATCGAGACGGAATCATCAAACGGGCTTCGGAATTGCAAGAGGTGTATCGCCTCGTCGAAGCCGCCCGCGCCCAAGGAGGCGAATCGTGAAGATACCTGGAATCGAAGTCGGAGCCGTCGATCCGTCGTGGCGCATGCGGACACGCCCGTGGCTCGACATGAAGACCTTGAAGCCGGTGTATTCGATCGAGGTGCGAGAGCCAGAAAAGAAGGTCTGGGCCAACATCTACACGAAGGACAAGGGGCTGATGAGGTTCAAGACCGAGCAAGAGGCAAAAGCGTTTTTCGACGGCCTGAAGGAGAAGCACCATGGATGAGCGCGAGATTCTGCGCATCGCTGTACGGCACGACATCGATCAGTACCTTACTGAAGCGCTCACGCTTGAATTTGTGCGTGACGTGCTGAAGGCCGCTCGCCGCACCACGCCCGACAGGGAGGCATGGATCAGCGTGGCCGAGCGATTGCCGGAATCGCCGGGCGACTACCTTCTGTTTCGGCCAGCCGCGCATCTTCCGCCGGCTAGCGATCCGAACATCACGATTCGCGAGTTCTTCGGACGCGGCAAAGTCGGCGGCGACAGATTCGGCGGTGCACACGCTGTCACGCACTGGATGCCCCTGCCGGCCGCCCCCACTAGCGATCAGGGAGAGAAATCGTGATACCAGCATCTGAAGCGAGAGAACTGGCCGGCCCGACGATTCGCGAGCGGGTCGAGGCGCTTGAGCCGCTTATCCGTGCCGCAGCCGAAAAGAAGCAGAGGCAAATCATCCTGCATGACTGGTGGGCGAACGTTGGATACGAGCGTGGAGCGGCGTGGAAAGAGGCTGAGAAAATCCTGAAGGAGTTTGGATACACGCTCGAATTCTTTTACGAAGAGCGGCAGTTTGTGGATATGTACGCAATTGTGAGGTGGTAAATGGCAATCGACACCGAGAAGATGAAAGCGCTGGCGGAGAAGGTTGGCGCAGTCGAATGGTACGAGGCTGGCGATTCCGTTTGCCTGCCTGATGGAGACACTATCGCATGCTGCCAGTCGAGCATCGGGCATATGCCGGAGCCGATTCATTACGACGATATGGTCGAATATCTGGTGTCCGTCAGCCCAGCGAAAATCCTCGAACTCATCGCCGCTCTCGAAGCCGCTGCTGCGGATAAGCGAGAAATGATCGATTTGCTGAAGCAGATTCCGCAGACTCCTGAGCAGATGATCGACTTCATCGGCAGCAACTTCAATAGCATGGAGGCTGACGGATGGACGGATGACAAGTTTCCGCCCGAACCGACTGGCGATCTTTACAACGTGAAGTACTCACTGACGGTTCACGACCTGCTCAGTGCATTTTCGTGTCATGGATTTGAGGATGCTGTCACCCTCTCCCAACGCCAGGAGGAATCGTGAGCGGATGGTGCAACCCGAGAACGTGGGTGCGGATTACGCACAAACCGACTGGCGTAACTGCCGAGGCCAGCGGCGGATGGAGAGCATCGCTCCACAAGCTCAAGGATCAGGCGATGCAAGTACTGCGTGCGCGGGTGCAGGCTCGGCAGGCGGGGATCCAGAGGCCCACCGAAGTGACACACGAATACGAATTCCCGGACGATAAACCGTGGCCCGATGACGTGACCGAATTCCGTCGCCGCACCCCTGCTAGTGAGGGAGAACAGAAATGAACCCGATTGAACCGAGCGAGCCGTGCCCGAACTGTGGACAGTACTTCCCCATCGGGCATTGTCATCATCATTCCACGGCCACATTGAAACTTCCGGGCGCTGGATCGTACTCATCGACGATCTATGGTGTATGCGAGAACTGTGCCAAAAAACACAGAGAAATGTACGCAGCGATCAGCGGGAACGATTCGCTCGGGTCCTAAATGGAAGTCTTGCAACGGAGAACAGAAATGAGATTCCACTTCTTCCACAAATGGTCAGTATGGGCCGTTGTCCAGACTGGCTATATAACCACGCACGGGAGGAAAGTCGGCGGATATACATGCCAGCAATCGACGTGTGAAGTCTGCAAGAAAGTTCGATACCGAAGCGTGCGGCAGATGTTTTGAGGGATTTCGAGTGGAATCAACGTTGCAACGGATACTAGAGATTAGCTGGAAGGAGTGGAGATGAGCGAGGAACTAGCAATTGCTCGGCGCGCTGTGCAGCTCTACGCGGAGACGCACCCGCGCCCGGTGCACGTCACACAGACGCAGGCCGCTGAAATGCTCGGCATTACGGCGCGCACCGTGCACACGCTCGTGCGCACCGGGAAGCTCAAGCTGAACGGCCTCGGCCGTATCCCGATCGCTCAGATCGATGAGCTGATCGCCGCGCGCAACGCATAA